ATGTCCGAAGCCCCCGTCCCGCCTGAACGCATCGTTGCCCGCACCAGCAGTCTGGGGGAGGGCATGACGGTGGCCCGCGTCCTGCCCACCCGGGTGAAGCGCGGCGCGATATTTTGAGTCTATGAGGCGAGATAAATGATGCAAGAGTCTACTTTTGTAGTGAGCAAAAGAATTTACTCAGGCATAGCCTCAAAACTCTGCGCAGCCACTCCTAAATGAATAGCCGCCGCCGTTAAATTTTGATTCCCTTATTGACCATAGGGACAGTCGTGATGCCAGGATCGTTGCTTCAATAACCAAGGAGTACATATGACTCGTCAAGTCAAAGAAGCCGACGAAATTCGAAATTTCATTAAGCAGCAACTCGTTTCGTGGGGTGCGAAATCTGCTTATTTTTCACATATATCGGTTGAGCTCTTACCGCCTGAAATGTACGAAGGAGCTGCAAACTGGTCAGCAACACTCGCGTTGTGCTCCGAAGAGGAGCAAGCGCTTTTTCAAAAAGCTGTGGCGTTTGCCCAGAAAAATTTTGATCTGCGCGCTATCCCATACGGTAGCTCAACTTTTTAAGTAGCGTCTGCTCTGTTTTCAGTGGTTTGTTGTGGTGTTCGTAGCACCACAGCAAGTCGCCCGTCTTTTATTTAGATCACTCCCGCCGAGTAAGTCAGGGTCGGTGCTGGACCTTCAATGGCCCCAGCCCGCACAAAGACCCGCTGCCCGATGGTGGCCTCACCCACGGCCTGAACCTGCCCCCCACCCATCAGATCCACGATGGCCACGCCATTGATGATGGCGCTGACCTCGCCCACCTGGCGGGGCTGCTGGGGGATCAGGTCTAAAAACTGTCTATATATATTAGGCATGGGTCTCCACTTCTAAGGACTGACGCAGCACGGGACGCCGCCAGTTCACCCCGGTGGAGCGCACCAGGCCGACTTCGCCGTCATATCGGACAAATTGGCCGGGCACGATGATGCCGGTTTCAGGCAACACCGGCAGCGTGATGGTGCGCAGCGTCTGCTTGCCAGTGTTGCCCAACACAGAAAGCGCCCGCTGGCGCTGGGCCGTGACATCGGTGATCAAGGCGTGGGTGACCTGCGGGGCCAGCTCCTCGCCTGCCGTGCCATTGCGCGTGAAGGGGCCAAACACCCCGGCGCTGATACCGCCGACAAACACGCGGTTGTAGTTGGGCTTGTCCAAGAACTCGGTGCCATCCTCCTCAGACACGTCTGCTGGCAGCACGATGGGGGCATCCACGTCGGCCCAATCCCATGGAGCCACCGGGTAGTCGTGCAGGATGCGCAGCACCTTGTCGGTGCTGTGGGGCTGCACATAGCCACCAGCCGCTTGTGCGATATCCAGCACCGCGTCGATGTAGCGGCCCTGCATCGCCCAGGCCCCAGCAGGCACGTTCCAGTCGTCCAACTGCCAGTCCAGCTCCCACCCCAGGCTCACGCCATTGATTTGCAGTGCATCCAGCGCCAATTGCTGGGCCGTGCGGGCTGCCGTGGGGTTGCCAAAGCCCATCTTGGGTGCCCAATCAGCCCCCAGGATGGCATTGCGCCCACGCCCAGACACCTGCCAGCGCTCCTGCGGCAGAAAGCGCCGGTCGCGCTTCTTGCGCTCCAGTCGCAGACGAAACGGCACGCTGTTGATGGTCACCAGCAGCTCCGCCGGGTCGCCATTGGCCTCGCGGCCCAGGTACGGGCCATCATCGCCATACAGCGATGCGCTCCAGTTCCACGTCCAAGAGCTGCGATCCAGCGACATGCTGAAGTCGATGGCATGCAGCTCTCGGCCACTGTCCAGACGCAGCAGCGTCACACTGTTATGCACGATGTAGACCCTCCTAATAGGTACAACGATAGGGCCACCTGGCTGCGGCTCCTGCCCGTCGCCCTTGCAGCAGCGGAACACCAGCCGGGCGGGCAAGCTGGGCACATAGGCCTGTTTAAACAGCAGCTGGGCGGGCAAGCTGGGCACATAGCAAGGCTCAGGTGGCTGGGGCGATAGCCGCTGCCACATGCCGGGGCCGGGGCGCATGGCCTCTTCAAACCGGCTCAACCGACCGATGCTGACGGGGCGGCCCTGGCCAAAGCTGGCCAGCCAGTGGCCTGACGCAGCCTGGCCGCGCTGAAAGTGGCTTTGCACGGCAGTGCGCAGGCGCACCGCTTCTTCAAAGCGCACCAGCGCCAGAGCCTGCAGGGACGCCGCGTCTTGCACAGCATCCAGCACCGCTGCATGCCTGCGCTGCCCCTCTTGGTAGCGACTGATGATGGCCACGCGCATGGGGGCAGCGTCTTGCACGCTGTCAACGCCTGCACCGCGCACGGTCTGGGCTTGTTGCCACAGGGCGCGCACCTGGCCAGACACATGGCGGGCGTCCTGCCAGATTTGACTGACTGCGGTTTGGGTGCGCTGTGACTGCTGCCACAAGGCCTGCAGCTGCATGCTGCGCGGCAGGGCATCTTGCCCACGCTCTTGGGCGCTGCCGACCATGGGGCGGCTCACATTCACATTCCAGCGCACCGCCACGCTGCCCCGCAGACCCGTGATGCGCCCTTTGGCTTGCAGCTGCAGCACGCTGGCCATGCGCACTTGGCCACGCAAGCCCGTAATGCGCCCACGTGCCGTGATGGCATAGCTGGGCACCTCGGCTTGGCCGCCCGCACCAAACACCAGCGGGACAGGATTGCCTCCGGTGTGCCGTGGCTGTGTGAAGACAAGGCGCGTAGCGGCCATCGCTTACCCCAGGGCAGAGCCGGTCAGCGTGACGAGGCCGCCTGCATAGAAATGCGGGGCCACTTCACCCTCGGGCACCGTGCCGCCCGCGACTTCAAAGCAGCCGCCCACGCCCTCGGCCGTCACGCCACCCTCGGCCAGTACTGCCCCGTCAGCCGCGACCAGCTCGGCCCAGCGCGGAACTCCACTTGTGAGCACCATGGTGCCTGCCACGCTCTGCGGCTGCAGCACCAGCAGGCCATCGGCAATCGTGCCTGCTGGTCGTGCCAAGGGGATTTCCAGCCAAGGCGCTGGGCTTGTGCCCATATCTTCAGGCCGTGTCGTGGTGTACAGCCGCACGCAGGCATTGCCTTCTGTGCCAATGTCCAGACGCGCCAGCGTGGCCTGCAGCTGGGCCAGCAGCAATGCGCCGCCCAGGCGCCACTCGTAGTAGGCCGGGGCCGTCATGGCAGCACCTCGGGGGTCAGGTCATTGGCCACCACGGACCGTTGCAGGCCTTCGTGGTCCCAGGCGATCACGTCATAGGTGTAGCGCTGGTTGATACCTTCAAAGCGATACTGGCCCTGGGCGTTGCTCCAGGTCTCGCGCACCAGCAGGCCGTCGCGGCTGCGGTGCAAGCGCACGCGGCGGGGGAGCGGCAGGTTGCCAGCTTGGTTGAACAGCTCTACGGTGCCGTAGATATACCCACGGCCGCCGTTTTCCATATCCAAAGCGGCAACTCGCGGCGATGCAGTCGCGCCGGCTCCTTGAGCCAGCCATTGAGGCTGATAATCTGCAAGCCACACGGACTGCTGCAGTGTCTGCACCGGCCACCCCACAGACAGCGAGAGCCTACGAGCCTCTTGCCAACTGAGCGTGCGGGTGAATAGCGCGAAGTTGGCAAGCCGACTGCCCGCCGCCAAACCGGCGGCACCCCCACGAGATCCAATGTCAACGTAGCTGGTGTTGTAGGTGCGATTGCCAATTACGGGGTTTGACCCTCTGCGCGTGGCCTCTCGCCCATCCAGGAAAATTTTAACGATACCAAAGTCCGAGACAGTAATCACGGCCCGGTGAGGCTTGCCGTCATTGACTGGCTCGTCGGAGAACCACATCGCAAAATTGCTGCCACTGACCCCCGCGCAAAAGGATAGCAAGTTATCCGGCACACCAAATGCGATACCCGATGTCCCCAATGCCTGCAGCGACCACCCATTGTTGTTATTGCCGTGTTCAGCAATCACGCTATTGACCGTCGTTGTGTACTGAAAATCTATCGCAATCGAGAACCCGGCTGCATCCACCCCTGTTACCGAAGGAATGCGAATCGACCCCGAGACTTGCGGGTCAAACGCCTGCAGGCTATCCGCTGCCAACCTAGCGTCCACTACGCTCCCTCCAGATCGGGTGGCGTTGCGCACTCCGGCCACCTCGTCAGGCTGTGCGCTCGTAGCCCCGTTGAGCGACCAGAAACCTACAGCGCCAATGCCCAGCGCATCTTTGGCCACCCACGGGAGGGCCCCCACCTGCACCCCACCCGGCATTGCCGCAACAACATTGATGACACTAGCGGCTCCGCTCAGGGCTGCTGTATAAACAGCAGCCCCCAAGAAGGCCCTCGTGATTTCAACAGCACTGGCAAAAGTCAATTCAATATAAAAGCCCGGCTGGCGCACCTGCTGCGCTACCCACACGCACACAGTGCCTGCGTCACCATCGGTCAGCGCCGACAACGCACCTTCACTCGGCGCAAAGCTGCTGCTGACCGTGGCCTGCGCAGTCACATCGGTATCGCCCGCCCATACCTGCACACCGCTGATGCTCAGATCCTGCCCTTGAGGCAGCGTCAACCCTGTCAGGCGCCATGTAGTTGAGGGCATGGCTTATCTCCAGGGGCCTGTGATGTCGATAAAGCCGCAACCTAGAGCCGCAGCAGAAACGCTGCCTCCGCCAACCGACTGTAAGCGCCGGTTGCTGTAGACACCTTGGCCCGGCGTCATGAACGCATCGGTCCCCATAGCCCCAACCAGCCCAGTTTGCGGGCAGTGGTATGCCCCAGGCAGCTCACCTCGTGGGCCAAAATTGCCCATCACTCCGTCGGAAAGCATGATCGGAGACAGGCGCAGCCCATTGTCTGCGCGGCTGGGATAGACCCCCAAGGTAGCATCGTTGCCAGATGTGGCAGCGGTATTGCCTGTGATGGCGCGCGATACCTGCACCGCCCCTCCTAGCCCAGCCGACATACGTTGCAGCACCAGGCCCCCCGTGACACCATTGGCCGTGAACACGCAGCCCGACAAGTCGGTATAGGTCGTGCTGAGGGCGCCCGTCAGCACGGCGCCCCAGGCGTCGCCGCTGCGGTAGCTGTTGAGGTCGCCTGCGTAGTGGGTGTAAAGGCCGTAGCCTCCGCTGGTAGCAGGTGATGTTGCCGCCTGCGGCGCCACGGAGATATAAAAGCCCCTGCTGTCGCCTCGCAGCACCCAGTACACCCCCGTGGCAGCCGCTGATGTGCGCTTGTGCCAGTAAAACCCGCCCGCAGGCGATGTCGGTGTAGCAGCCACACCTGTGTCCACATCGGTCATGGACTCATACATGGTGACGCGGGTATACAGGGCATTGGTGTCATCCACCCGGTAATACGCACGGGTGCCCGCCGGGTCTGTGCTTCGGTACACCCCCACATTGGTTTTGGAGAACACCTTTTCCCACCCCAATGGCGCGATCTTGAAAGTGATGGCGCCGGTCAATGGGCCGTCGGGCAGATCACAGGCGAACTCCACATAGCTGGTCGTGGCCGTATTCACGCGCTGCAACCCGTTGAGCACGGCCCCGTCGCCCGTCACCCCGGCCAGCTGGATGACGCAATGGTCCTGTACGGCGCTTCCGCCTGTGATGGCCATGCGGCAGATGCCATTGGTGACCACGGCACTGTCCACGGCCTTGGTGCCGAAGCCATTGACCAAGAAGGCATCCAGCACGGCGATCAAGCTGCCTGCCGTGCCATTGAGCGTGGGAGCACCCGTCATGCTGCTGACGGCCCATTTGACTGCGGTAGAGATGGTCATGGTGGTTCCTTTTCTTGTTAGTAGCTGCCAGCGCGATCGATGTCGCCGCAGCCCGCCAGCTCAAAGTGGTAGTCGGTGCCCGTGGCCTCGCTGGGCTGGACGGTGCGGATCGTGGCGAAGGGCTGCATGGCCCCCACGGTGTTGATGCGCAAGCCATTGCCCGCATTCCAGCCCGTACCCCAGCCACCAGCAGGCACGGTGAAGTACGGCACCCCGGCAGAGGTGTCGGTGCGGGTGTTCGGGTTGATGGGGGCGATATCGCTGGCAATGGGGAAGATGCCGAGGTTGCCCACGTGCTCCCCGATCACTTCCACGGTGGTGGTGTTGGTGAAGCGCAGCAGCCAGCGCTCAGACACGGCCCCCAGGTTGGTGACCTGCACGGGGAAAGCCGTGTCATTGAACTGGGCTGGTGCCTGGTTGCCTTGCACCGAGTCAGCCCAGCTCATGGAATCGATCGTGGCTTGGTCAAAGAGATGGCTGACGCGGGCGCGAATAGTGCCGGTGTACAGGGCGCTGCTGACCACGCTGCCTGCGGGGAAGTCGTGGGACAGCGACTTGGTGAGGGTGAGCGTGCCATTGATCTGCACGTCTGAGATGCGGGCCATCTCTTCAATGCGGTGGTGCACGCGCACGGGCTGCACCCAGCCGGTCACATCGGTGATGCTGACTAGCCCCGCGTCCAGGTCTGCACTCCAGCCCGTTTGGATCTTCTTGCCATCGGCACCCACGATCCACACGCGGCTGAGCCGTGTGCGGGCACAGTTGATGGTGGCACCGTTGCTGAGCGTGGCCGCAGGCAGCACGCCCGTGTGGCCCACCACCACATAGTCGCCCACGCGGTAGATGGGCACGCGGCCATCGCTGGGCAGGCGCACCGGGTCCATCTTGATGATGTCGGCATCCAGCGGCAGGTAGACGTAGGTGACCGAGTTGAAACGCAGCGTGGTGGGGTCGATGGCCAGCGGCTTCCAGATCTTGCCTGCCTGCACGCTGCCGATGTCGGCCGCGTCATACCACCACTCGGCGCGGTCCGCGTCGGTCAGCTCCTCCACGGCCACAAAGCGGCCAAACTGGATCTCGGTCAGGCCCGCCTGGTAGTCGATGCGGCCCCGGCTTTGCGAGGTGGTGAAGTAGCCATCCAGATCCGGCGTGAGGGTGATGGCGTTGCCATGCGAGTCCGCCAGGTTGAGCGTGATGCCTTGCACGGCCACCGGCGCGGCCGGTGTGCGAAAGAACACGCTGGCTGCCGTCCACTGCTTGCGGGTGGTCCACAGGCTTTGCAGCTGCAAGGTGGCCGATGGGTTGGTGACCAGCCAGTCTTCAAGGAAGGCCAGACCGCCCTCATAGTCCATGCGGCCCGCCACGACCCCAGCGCTGGTGCTGGTGCGGTCGCGGATGATGTCGCCGTCCACATCGATGTAGGTGTGGCCCAGCCAGCTGAACTGCACCGAGCCCGGCACCACATAGTCTTCGGTCAGGCGGCACAGGTCGATGTACAGCTCCGGCGGGGTCCAGCTGAAAGACTCTTCAAAGGTGGTGTCAAACGATTCAGCGTAGGTCACCTCCAGCGTGCTGGCGGCCAACATCTGCTCACTCACGGCCGCCAGGCTGTATGCGCCGCCCCTCATGCTGGAGCCGCCACCACTGACACCCACGGTGCGGCCGGGGCCACTTTGCCCCTCAAATGCGGAGCTGCTCTCGTAGTCGCTTTGGTAAGCCTGAGTGCTGCTCTCCAAGTCCACCAGCTTCGCCGTGATGGTCTTGGCTGCGTAGTTAACTGAGCCACGACCGAACATGCCACCCGCGCCATCATCAAGTAGCGTGTGCGCAGCACGGTCTTGCGTCTGATTGATGCGCTGCGTTGTGGTGGTCCAGCCACTGCTGCTTTGGCTGATATAGCCGTTGCCATAGGAGCTGGCGTAGTCGGACGAGCTTTTGCGCGACGTACTGCCGCCGCTGCTGGCACCGCTGCTGTTGGTGACCGAGCGCACGGTCAGCCAGCGCAGCTCAATGGACCCCGGCGCAGGCACGCTGGGCAGCACGATGTTGGCATAGCCCGCTGCATCAATAGCCGGGGCCGGGATGTTGTGCGTGACCGTGGTGCTGCGGCGGTACTGCACCAGGAATTGACCACCGGCATCGATCCACGCCGTGGGCCGGATCAGGATCTGGCCAGACGCATGGTTGACCAGGCCGGAGCCACCGTTGCCGGTCAAGGCGTTGCCGGTGAGCCCATCGGCCAGCGTCTTGGTGACGCCCCCGCTGGTCCAGCTGACGGTGATGCTGCCGCGCTTGAGCTGCTTGTGGGGCAGCTGCAGCGCAAACTCGGGCTGGCGCACCGTGGCAGCGCTGCCGCTGCGGTTGGTGAAGCCCGTGGTTTCGCCCCACTGCAGCAGCACGGCCGAGCCCACATCGGGCAGCGCAGGCAGCGTGATGGCGATCGACCCATTGGTGTAGTTGACGGTGCCCACGGCATCGCCCACCAAGGTGCCTACGCCATCGTCTTGGCAGCTGTACCAGGTGCCCAGCACCATGAAGCTGACCACGACGGTGCCAGGGCTGGGGAACGGGCGCAGGATGCTGGTCCAAGAGTAGCCCCGGTTTTCTTGGCCGACTGTGAAGCGCTTGGTGTGGGGCGTGATGCCCACGGTGACCTCACGCGGGCCGGTAGCCAGGGTGATGCTGCGCATGGCGGCCGGGCGCTGGTCCAAGTTGACGCGCTCGGTGCGGCTGCTGGGCACCAGCTGGGTGTAGATGCTGGCCACCTTCACCTGGCGCGCAGGATCGCCCAAGGTATAGGCAGCCGTCATGGGCGATGCGCCATAGAAGCGCATGGCATCGGCCACCGTGGTGTCACGGATGCGGGCGGCATTGGCCTCTCGGGTGAAGGTGCGGTTGGGCTCGCTGCCGGTGAAAGCAAAGTCCAGGCGGCTGGCGATATCACAGGTGGTGACCAGCGCTTGGTAGTCCTTGGCTTCGCCCGACGAAGTCATATAGGTGAAGGTGCGCTCCACCGTATCCGTGCGAATCACGCGCACATACTGGCGCTTTTCTGTGGCCAGCCCTTCGTTTTGCACCAGCACAATGGTGCGGCCAATGGGCGGGGCTGCGGTACCCACCCGGTGCATGATTTGCACATTGCCCTGGCCTTGCACATGGTTGCCCAGCAGGATGCCATTCCACTCCGTGCCAGAGATCAAATAGTTGGCAATCGCCTGGGCAATCTCGCTGCGCTTGGCGAAGGTGTCGCACTCGGCAATGGTGATGCTGACATCGGGGTCGCTGGAAGGCTGCTCAATGATGACGTAAGCATCCATGAGCGGGTCTGTGGTGCCCGTTTGCACCGCACAGAAGTTCTGGCGGATGCTCACTTGCCCACCCGCACGCGCCACGCGGGTGATGTCGTCAAAAATCTGGTTGCTCTTGCCCCATTCGATCACGTTGCCCGTGGGGCCACCGCCACCTTCAGGCACGTCATCCATCACTTTGGATGCCAGGATCTTGATATCGCCGTCAGCAATTGGCATCTCACACCTCTAAAAATCGAAAAGTTGGGTAATACATGGCGTCTTCGCCATGCTCTGCATCGAGCAGGTGCCAGATCGGCCGTGCCGTGAAACCGCCTTTGGCGTGGTCAAAAATCACGGTGCGGCTTTGCCCGCGCAGCACCAAGGTCAGCTCCAAGCCCGGCAGCTGTGCCCAGGCATGCAAGGTGTTGCAGGTGGTGCGGTCGAGCATGGCCACGGTCTCGCTGCCCACCAACGTGATGGGTCGGCCTGCCTGTTTGGTCGCCACATCGACCAGCAGCGCTCCGGTAGTGCTGTAGGTGGTGGCCTGCTCGGTCGCACTCCAGTCGTATTCGTCTTGCCAGTCCAGACGCGCACCCAGCGCGATCGTGGTGCCGTTGTTGGTCAGGGTGATACTCATGACGCCGATCCTTTAAATCGCTCCAGCTCTGCCATCAGGTCTTTGAGCGCATTGCTGCCTGCCGCATCGGTGTTGACCACATGCGGCTTGCCGCCCAGCACCAGCTCGTGACGAAACACCTGCACGGCAGGCTGCACGCCGCCTTGGCGTGACCCTTGGCCACCACCGCCCAGGCCATATTCATTGAGCAGATCACGGTCAGATCCGCCGGTGTTGAGGTCTTTGACCTTGTCTAGGGCTTCTTGTGAGCTGGCGGCGTTCTGCTGCTGACGTTGCTCTTTTTCTTTGACGGTATCGGCTCCAAACAAGCGCCAATTGGCCTTGCGTCTTATTTCAGCAGCTACTAGGTGGTCGCCGTTGGCCTCTGCTTCAGCAATCGCATCTTTTTCAGCCTGGGTGTAGTCGTCACCGCCCTGGTCATCCGATGGCTGCGGCGCAGGTGCACTGCTGGGCCGGTTGCCTTGGCGTGTGTTGGGTCGAGTGTTGGGAGCAGGTGCAGGTGGACTGCCTGGCGGGTTGCCCTGTTGCTCCGCGCTGAGGTATTGCCTGCGCTGGCGCTCGGCATTGGCCCAGCTTTGCACGGCGCGATCGGCCGACTTCTCAGCGGCATCAGCGGCTTTTTCAAAGGCCTGGGCAATCTCACGTGGGGTCGCTGTGCCACTGTCGCGGATCAGCTCGTAGGCTTTGCGGGCCACTTCTGCGCTTTCCTTGAGCGATGCATCGGTGGTGATGCCTAGCTGACGCATGGCTTCCTCCACGCTCTGGATACCGGGCACCGCACCTTCCATGGCCAGCTTCAGCTCCAGGGCCTTTTTGGCAGCTTGGTCCAGCAGGCCATCGGCCAGCTTGTCACCCAGCTCCTGGCGCACCGCTTCGACACGGACTTTGATGGCATCCAGTGCCTTCTGGCTATCGGCTGTATTGATTCCCTTGCCAATGCTCTGCACCAAGGCACGCTGGGTCTCTACCCCTGCGGCCTGCAGGGCCCCGAGGTTGTTGACCAGGTAGTCCAAATCCGCCACTGCACTTTGCGCGGCTTTGCTCATCCCCCCGGAAAGCACTTCAAAATCGCCCCCGGCGCGGCGGATGGCTTCACGCAGCCCGGCTTCCAGCGCCTGCTCCAGCTGGGCTGCGCCCTCGGCCGTACCTTCCAGGGCCTGACGGGCGCGCACCTCGAATTCCAGCAGGTTGACCTCTTGCAAAGCCTGAACCCAGGCATCGCGGAACTGGGTGGCGGTGATCTGCGACTTAGCCAGCAGCGCATCCAGCACGGCTGCAGCCGTGCCAATGCCCGCGCTGGTGCTCAGGTCGAAGTCACTGCCGATTTTGCGCAGGGCTTCGGCAGTGGCAGTGCCGTCTTCTTGCATCTTGGCGAACTTGGCCAGGACATCATCAGACTTACGGGTCACCTGATCAAGGCTCTTACCGGCCTCATCAGCGGCCTGCTTGGGACCGTTGACAGGCGGTTGGGCAAGCATCTTCGCAACGGCCGCATCGGCCTCTTCAGCCGCTGCCTTGGCACGGAAAAACTCTTGTGCCAGCTCGGCCGCACCCAGGACCAGGCCCACGCCGGTGAGCGATCGCAGGATGCGCAGCGAGGTGGCCAGTCCGCTGGCCGCAGCGCCTGCGGCTGCCATTTGACCGGCGCTGACCGCGCTGGCAGCACCTGCGGCAGCCACGGCTGGTGCTGCCGCACGTGCGCCGGCTGCCATGGCCCACAGCGCCTGGGCGGCATTCGCCACCTTGAGCGCAACAAACAGCTTGATGGCCACTTCCAGGACCGGCGCCAGATCCACCAGGGCGCGTGCCGTGGTATCGACCATGGTGGCGATCTGCAGGAAGGCGTCGGCAATCTCCTTGGCCTTTTGCTCCAGCTCGCCGCTTTGCTTCATGCGATCGAACTCATCAAGCAAACCGCGGATCTTGTCGGTCAGCCAGTCCAGCACGCCAGCCTTCGCGATCATGTCGAAGAACTCGGCCAGCGCGTCCTTGGCGTTAGCCACGGCGCCGGCATAGGTCTGCATGAGCTTGTCGCTGGCACCCGCGTTCATGCGGCCCAGCTCATCGATCAGCTTGGAGATCACATCGCGGCCCAACAGGCCGGCCTCGCTCATGCGCTGCAGCTCGGGCACGGTGCGGCCGGTGGCGCGCGCCAAGGCGTCCCAAACGGGCACGCCGCGCTCAGCCAGCTGCAGGATTTCTTCGCCCTGCAGCTTGGTCTTGGTCCAGGCCTGGCCAAGGGCCAAGGTCACACCCGACAGCGCCTCGGTGCCTCCGCCCAAATTGGCCGTGATATCGGCCAGCGATCGCATCTGCGCCTCGGTGGGCTTCATGCCAAAGCTGGTCAGCTTCACAAACGCTTCGGACAGGCCCGCCACATCAAAGGGCGTGCTGGCGGCCAAGTCCTTGAGCATGGCCATGGCTTCAGTGGCCGCTGTTGTGCCGCCCAGCAAATTCTCCAGGCGCACTTCCAAATTCTGGAATTGGGAGCCGGTCTCCACCACGGAGGTGGCCAGCTCTCGCATCTGTTGCAGCCCCAGCAGGGCACCGCCCAAGGCCGCAGCCTTGCCCGCCACATTGCTCAGGGTGTTGCCGGTGCTATCGGTGGCAGCCTCAAAGTCACGGGTCGCTGCTGCGGCCCGGGTGGTCTCCCCGCGCAGCTCTGCCACGGCGGCCTCGTAGGCTTGCACGGATGCCCGTTTTTGCGAGGGCAGAACATCGGGGCTATTGCGCACTTGGGCCAGTGCCACCTGCAGCTCGCGCACGGCCGCTTCGGACTTTTGGACCCCATTGAGGCCTAGCGATTTGAAGGCCGCCTCCAGCCCAGCTGGAGCCTTGCTGCCATCCAGGCCCAGGCGGCGCAGGTCATCCTGGAAGGCTTTGCTGATTTGGGCGTTGTCTGCCTGGCGCTGCTGCACCCGACGCAAACCATCGGCCAGGCTGTCCAGCCCCTGCTTGGCTTGGGCAGACGCAGCATCCACCTGTTTTTGCGCCTGGGCCAGCTGGCTGGTGTCCACGCCCAGCTGCTTGGCCGCCTCCTTGGCGTTATCCAAGGCCTGGCGCTTGTCGCCCAGGGCGGCAGAAAGTTTTTGCGAGGTGCTGACGGCACCTTCATATTCGCGCTGCAGCCCTTTTTCTTCGGTTGCCGCAACGCGCGTGGCGGCCGCGGCTTGTGCCAGTGACTCTTTCTGTCCGGCCAACTGCTGGCGCAACTCCGCAATGGTGGTACGCGCCCAGGCAACGCTGTTCTTGTAATCGTCGGTGGAACGGGCTGCCGCATCACTGCCAGCGCGCTGTTCTGCCAAGGCTTGCTGAAGAGCCTTGATGTCGGCCTGCGTGGCTTCTGCAGTCTGGGCGGCACGTTGTTGGGCAGCGGCCAGGTCTTGGGTGTGTTGACTGGCTTCGGGCAGTGCTTTGCTCAGACGCTCGACTTCTGTAGTGCTGCGCTCCAGGTCGTTACCCAACGTGCGGCTTTGCTCACCCAAACGGCGCACGGTGTCGATCGCTTGCTGCTGCTGACCGACTGCCGCCAGCTGCTGCGAGACCTTGGCGGCTTCTTCTTTGAGGTGGGCAGCTTCTGCAGACGCACCATCCAGGCCACTGGTGAGCTTGGCCAGGTGCTCCAGGCCTTCCCCTTTGACGCCTATGGTGTACTGAACGCTTTTGCCTTCGCTCATGGTGTGTGGCCCTCGGCCTGTTGCTGTCTCTGTTTACGGGAGCCAACCCGCTGCAGGCCGCGTGACCTGCAGCGGGCGATCGAACCAAGCCCAAGGCGGGCCGGGTGCGCTTTTAGGTCGAGCTGACCTTGTAGTACTTGCTGATGCCCACGCCTGTTTTGGTGGGGTCCATGAGCACGGTGCCGGTGACATCCAGTGCTGCAAAACCGCTGTTAAGCAAGGCCAGCGCACTGGTCACGCCTTGGCTGGCGCGGAAGATCTCCACGATCTGGGGGTTGCCCGAATCCGCTTCGTTGAGGCCACCAAAGACGATGTCCAGCTCCACAGCCTTGGTGGTCAGGGCCTCCATCACGGCGTAGGCTCCAAAGCTGTAGCCCACCCACAGCTTGTCGGCGTTGCTGATGCCTGCGGCCGTGGGCAGCAGGTAGATGCCTTCGGGGCGCACTTCATAGTTGCCCGCAGCTGTGACTGCAGTAGCGGTTTCGGCGGCCTCGCCCTTCTTCACAGTCACGGTGGTGGGAGACATGTGCTTGAGGCGCAGCAGGCCACCGAGCTGGGCGGTGTGCGCTTCAGCAGTGACGGTCCCTGCTTCCACTGCGCCCAAGGTGCCTTGGCATGCACGGGCCAAGTTGGTCAGATTCAGATCCGCGATCTTCATCTTGAGCTTGGCTTCCTGGACGCGGCGCACCTCGGAGTGCACGCCACCGCCCAGCTGGGTCATGTTGGGCTGGGTGATGACCTGTTCGGTGTGCTCCAGCCCCAGCTCCAGCACGTTGCCGATCGGCATGTGGGGCGTGGTGGTGCCATAAGGGCGGACATAGATTTGGCCCACGTTCATGGTGGGACGAAAAACACGGGAGATGATGGCTTGGGCTGCTGCGAGTGTCATGGTGACGTCCTCAGGGTTGGGGTTTGGCAAAGATGGTTTCCACTTCCAGCGCCGAGGGCAGGTACTGGAAACCTTTGGAATAGCGGGCCGGTGGCGGGGTGACCAAGGCACTGGCGCGAGTGGCACCTGGCAGGGATTCACCGGCCACTGCGGCCGTGGCCAGGGCTGACAACTGTCCCGCCTCACGGCGTGCAGCAGACCCCGACTGGCCCTGCGCCACGTTGCGCACTGCCGCCACGATCAGCCACTTGTGCGCCAGCATCCACCTGGCACCTTGGGCGCCCACCACGCGGTAGCCACCGTAGATGACATGCACAGCAGGCACCTTTTGCTGCTCTTCGCGCACATCGGCCAGGTCGGCCGTTGTCAGCACATGCACGGCAGGCTTCAAGCCTGCTACAGCGGTCTGGATGCGCTGGACTAACTCCGACTCCATGGCCATGAAGTCGTTGGTTTCTCGGGTGGTCATGCCAGCGGTGCTCATGCGTAGCCTCGCAAGTCGTCGTCAGACACACTGCGGCGGCTGAAGCTGGAGTACACCTCTGCCTCGCCCGGTGCATCGCCCGCCAACTGCTGGCCAGGCGCACCGCCCCAGGGGCAGCTGAGCAGGGTTTTGCCGTCTGCGATGGCCTGCAGCTCGCGCTCGGCCGCCTTGAAGCGCAGGTACACCTCATGCTCGGGCGACAGGTGTATGTGCAGGTAGTAGCGGGCCACGTCACAGCAAATGCGCATGAGCTGCGGGGGCGGCACGAACTGCACTGCATGCGGGTCACCTGGCTCCGGGGCCGGTTTCTTGCAGCCCATCAACGGCAGGCTGTAAATGCGACCCACAAAGCCATCGACGAACGCCTGGGCATCGTCCAAGGCCCGCTGTGCACGTGGCGTTTTGACGGCCTGCAGCTCGTCCTGGTCGGTGAGCTGGATCAGCTCACGCTCACCAAAACGATCCATCAGGTCTTGGACGCTGGCGTATTGCATGGCGTGCTATCAGGCGTGAACGTGCTTGAGGATTTCCACCTCAATCAGCTGGCCTTCTGCGGTAGCCGCACCCAAGGCACGGCCGCAGTGCTCGGCCAGAGATCCGGTGACGGCACGACCAGTGAGGTCTGGTTTGACCAGGGCACCAAAGGCCACGGCACCACCAGCTTCGACCAGGTAGGAGTAGCTGGTGACCACGGCAACTGCTTCGCCACTGGCAGCGGCAGTCTCGGTGACGCCTTGGACGTCCTTGGCACCACCTGCTGCGGTGGGATAGCCACCGTCATAGGCGACGAAACGGTGGGCATCCAAGGCGACGGTGGCAACCAGGGTGGTTGCGTGGCGCTTGTCGAACTGGCGGCCGGTGTTGTTTTGAGAGGGCATTGATGGCTCCTTGTGCGCCGGTGTCAATCAGCGCGGATGGGGTTGCTTTACTTGCCGCCAGACTTGGCTTGGCTCTTGCCTGCGGCCTTCGCGCCCGCTGCGGTGGCATCAGCAGCGGGGGCTGCACCCGTGGCCGACGCAGCGGGGGCATCAGCAGCGGGGGCTGCACCCGTGGCCGACGCAGCGGTGGCATCAGCAGCAGGGGCTGCACCAGTGGCCGACGCAGCGGGGGCATCAGCAGCCGGGGCTGCACCCGTGGCCGACGCAGCGGGGGTGGCTGTTGATTGCTCGGTGGTAGGTAGCGTGATGGAGGCCTGCTGAGCCATGGCACGTTCGCGGGCCTCCTGGAAGGTTTGCTGCGCAAACTGCTCTTCTTGCTGGCGGGCCTTGTCGCTGGCAGCTTGTGCCGCAGGGTCCAGGGCTGCGCCGCTGTCCACCAGCTCCTTTTCGTCGTGCTCGGGCAGCTCGGGCAACTCTTGCCCAGGCTGAATGATCGTGCGCACACCACTCACCATCACGGCAGTGGCCACCATGGCTATCAAGCCGGAACCTCGTGTTTTTTGCATGTCTGTGTCCTTGGTATGTAAGGCTTTGCAGTTCGCCCCCACCGCAGGCAACAGGGCCTGCGGTGGGTCTCACTACGCGCTGCTACAGGTGTCAGGTCGGCTTACTTGGGGTTGGTGAACAAGAAACCGGCGGTGTTGTAGGCCACGTTGGCCTGGCGCTCATAGGTCGCCCCGTAGATCCAGCTCTTGGAGCCGTTTTCGTAGTAAGGCGTCTCCGCGAAGGGGTGGCCTTCCAGCACATTGGTGAAACCCAGTGCGGGCTCAGCCAGGCTGATGTCCTTGGCGCCTTCGCCGCTGATCTTGGGCACGTAGGCCAGCACGGCGTTGTTGCCCCAGACGTCACGGCCGGTGTCACTTTCATCAATCCACACCGCGTCGCCCACCACGATCTCGGGCACGTTCAAGATGGTCTTGAGCTGCTCGATGCTGGCCGGGCCAGTGTTGGTGCTGGGCAGGTAGCTTTTGACTTCGGCATTGGTGGAGATGGCAGTGAAGGCATCAGCACTGAGCGTCAGCTGGTTGGGGCGCTTGCCGATCTTTTTGCGGATCACATCGGAAGCGGCGCGGATGTCTGTTACCGGTGTACCGGTAGCGGCCGACCACTTGGTGCCACCTGCCAAAGCCAGGGTGTGCCCGGTGGCATAGGTGCTGGACGTGGTGGCCGTGGTGGCCACTTCGATTTCGTAGTCCAGCAGCAAGATGTCGTTGGCCGTGGACATAGCAATGCGGCTGATGTCCAGGTAGTTGCCCACCTGCAGCTTGCGCGATTCATCGGCCTCGCGGATCAGCTCGCGGGGGATGGGCACATCCACCGAGTACTGGTTGACCGCGTAGGTCTTGCCTTCGTACTTGATGTTCACGCGCTTGGTGTTAGAGCCTGGGGCGCGGCGCAGGTTGTAGCGGCGCAGGCGTTCATCGCCAGCCTGTGCCAACGTCACACTGGACAAGGCTTGAGGCAAACGGGGAAAGAGTTTCTCGGCCACATAGGTGCCTTGGCCCATGCCCAGCAGCAAGCTGGACAAGATGGGGTTTTGCTTGAGACGGATCTCTGCAAGTGTCATAGACATGGTGTGCGGTCCTTTCTGCGTTCAGCTAAGGGGTTAAGCAGTGGTCGAGAAGGAGGCGGTGACAACCGAGAGGGCCTCGGCGTAGTTCACGCCTTTGTCACGGGCGTAGGCCTTGGCGGCGGCGTCGATTTCGGCATCGGTCTTGCCTGCGGCCGCACCTTCAGCGGACGCAGTAGAAGCACCGCCAAACTCGCCAAAGCTCACTTGGGGCTTGGACGTGGCAATCAGGTTTTGCAGCCAAGCTGCGGGGGTGACCTTGGTGGTGGTGCTGCCTTCACTGAATTCCACAGGCTGCGCATCGGCCAAGGCTTCCATCGTGGCCACGGCCATGTCCTTGTCCTTGGGCAGCAGGCGGCCTGCTTTCACTTGGGTTTCCGCAAAGCTCACAAAACCTGCGGTGCGGTCTGCCTTGGCTTTCTCGGCAAACGACGCTGCCTGGGCCTTGGCAGCCGCTGCTGCGTCTTCTGCGGCTTTCGCTTTGGCATCTGCATCGGCACGGGCTTTCTTTTCTGCGTCCAGTTGCGCTTGCAGCGCTTGGATTTCGGCTTCAGTCATAGAGAGTGCTTTCGGTTGGGTTGACGGGGCGGAGGCAATTTCTGAAAAGGAGACGGCGCCGCCCGCGTCGTCTTCAGAAAACTGGATGTCTTTGAGGCCCGCCACGGCTGGGGGCTGCGCGCCCAAGAAAGCCACATGGCGCAAGTACCACTTGCCGGGCGTTGGGTTGTTGGGGGCGCCTGGGGGATAGAAGCTGGCGCTGCGCTTTTTGAAACGGCCTGCGTTGACCATCTCGGCAAATTGGGGCTCGACCTGGTGCGGGTTGATGGACAGCACACCTTCTGTGCTTTGCACGGACTTGACCCAGCCATACGCGGGCAGGTTGTCCTTGGGGTGCCCCACCGTCAGCGGCGCTTCGCGCAACGCGGGGTTGTAGCTGCTGGCCATGTCAGCCAGGTCTGCCTCGGTGAAGCTGTGCGTGGTGCCACTGTCGTCAACGTGGCGACCGGCACGGAAGATTTCGATGCCATCAGGCAAAGCGGCCGGTGTGGCCGATTTGGCGGGGGGGGTAGTGGGCTTTTTGCTGGGCATGGACGCCACTGTCGCGGCCCATGCACGCATTTACTCAATGGCGCGCACCACAGATTTAGGCGAAAAAAAGCCCCGGCTGTCAGGCTCGGGGCTCGGTGGTGTGTGCGGCTGAGTGCTAGAGATCCAGGCGGCCTTGGCTCAAGCTGAGTTGCTCTTGCCGCCAGGCACGCTCAATATTGCGCACACGGCTTGGCGTCAAGCCCACCGCAGTTCCTACCTCTCGGTAAGAGCGTCCTCGCTGCAGCAGCTCAATGACGCGGCGGGTGCGGGCACTGGTCATCACTGCTGCACCAGCTGGGATGTAAGGCTGGGTTCCACCCAGATCTTGAGCGATACCCATGGTCAACTCTACCGCCAAACGTGCCAGCTGCCCTTTGGGCACCGTCTCGGAGCCTGGTGCAGACAACAAAGTGATGTAGTGGCTGATGGCCAGCTCGCGCCAGGTGTCTGACCAGCTGGATTCAAACAGCGCCTCCAAGGGAGCGACTTGCTCCACGCTCAGCTCCGACAAATCCAAGCGCTCAAACATCGTCAAACCTTTCGTTCCAGCCACCCCTTGGCGGCTTCAATCAACGTATCAAGTTGGGCTGGCGTGGCGAAGCGTAGCGCTGAGACGCCCACTTGTCTCTGCACCCAAGCGTTCAGGGCTTGGCCGCTGGTGTTATCCACCAACCCATCGCGGCCAAGCTGGTGCCACAAGGCCCACACCTTGCGTTCCTTGGGGCTGGCTTTGCGCTTGACTTGCGCAAACTGCTCGGCCGTCAGCGGGCGGCGGTGGCTGGTTTGTGGCAGGCCCATGCGCACTGCTAGTTTCTGCATGTGCTCACGCACCTGAAGCTGCTGGGGGGGCTGCATGTCTTTGCAGCTGTTGTGGCCGGTCAGGTGCAACAGCAAAGCCCGGTAATCGGACTCTGCCAGCTGCAATTGGTTCTTCAGGACATGGATGGCAGCAATGTGGTTCATGGCTTTTCCTCAATGTGCCGAGTGAACTGCCAGGTGCAGGCGCTCGGCAGGCAGCTCCAGCGTTTGCGCCAGCAAGCTGCCATTGCTCCCACGCGCAACGGCCAGCAGCTGGCCACTGCGCATTGCCAGCCCTGGGGCTGTCCAGCTCTGCCCTGCGTGGTTGATGAGCCCATCACGTACACGGCGCAAGAACCAGTTGGAGGCGATGCGGCCAGTGCGTGCTTGGTAAGCACTCCAGGCCTGCTCGATGTAGCGCGCATCCTCCGGCCAGTACCCATGACGCAACCGGTGGATCGTGCCCTTGGCCACCCCCAGGGCACGGCAGGCATCCGAGACTGACTGCCCCTGGATAAAAGCCAGCAAATCGGCGGGTGCAGATTGCAGGCCCGCTGGCGCGTTTTTAACCGTCACACTGGCGCTGGTACTGCCAACCACCACTGCAGCGCACGCACCCCCGTCCAAATCGTTCATTGAGGCATTGAAAGTCATTGGCTCATTCCCCAATCAGAAAGGAGCCGCTGCAGGCGCCGTGTCGGCTGGCGCGTTAGCAGGGCCTGTAACCTTGGCTTTGGAGGCTGCCTGCTGCCCGATTTGCTTGCGACCTTCACCGCCCAGGGCTTTAACCAGGTCAGGAATGAGCTTGGCAAGCTCACCAGTGGTTATGGCCACATCGGTGTCAAAGCCACCCTCGTCGCCGGCCTGGTCCAGCACGGCATCCAGCAGCGCGATCTTCTTGACCTGCAGGGCATCGGTCAGCACAAAGCTGACGCGCTCGTCCCAGGTCATGGCCAGCTTGGTGGGCAGCTTGCCGTGTTCCACGTGCTGCTTCACTTCATCAATGTCCAGCGGGTGGCGGCCGTACTTCACCACGGCCTTGGATTCGTCGGCGGCCTTGAGCTCGCATTCGCGGTCGATGGAAAAGCCCGCCGGCGCTTCCTGCGTCAGCAGCCAATGCGCCATCGCCGCCTGGGCGCTGGTCTGGGTGTCCACCAGGGCCACGCCAAAGCCCTGCAGGCTTTCCACCAGCAGGCTCACCACCTCGTCGGCCTTGCCCTGGGCACCGGTGTCCAGCACCAGCAACTGGGCCTGGGGGTCGATCCACACCCACATGCTGGACTGCTTGGTGAAGGCCATGGGCAGCAGGTCCAGCTTGGCCTCGTCCTTGAGGTCGCGCTTTTCCTTCTTGCCCGGCTTGCGGCCAAACTCCAGCTCGATGGCATCGGCCTTTTCCTGCACCTTGCGGTTCAGCACGCTGGCCGGCAGCATCTTGGATTCGCTCATGAAGCGCAGGATCCACTGTCCGCCCACGCTTTCGGCCAGCAGGCCGTGGGCCTCGCCGCGTGGCGGCACCCAGCCCGACGACTGCTCCTGTGTGGCACCACAGGGCTGGAATGGCGCCTTCTGCAGCGCCGCTTCCAGTGCCTGCAGGTCACAGGTCGATTGAGCTGCGATCCGGTAAATGATGGCGTTCTTGATCATTCGGCCGCCTCCAGCTCCACGTCATCAAAGCCAACGTAATCCACGGAAGCATCAGTGACAGAGATGCCCAGCTCTTCTGCCTTGGGCCAGCCCTCGCCAAAGCTATCAATAACGTCCTGTGCTGTGCGGAGCCCAGCAGCGTGTGGTTGGTTGGAAAATTCCCATCCACCTTCTTGCATGGCCAGAGCAATAGCACGCGCGCCAAACATGCGAATAACAGTGCGCACCACGTTCTCGTCTTCGGCGGCTAAGCGACTGTCCGAGTTGGACCAGAAGCCATTGATCTCCTTTGCCACCTCGGGGGTTAAACGGTCGTGATCGACCTGTAGCGTGACTTCAGCGTCGCTAAACCACGTGGCTTTGGCGGTGTAGGTTTTGATGTTGCTCATTTACTGCCTTTCGAGAAGACCACTCCATCACGGGGGCGGCGTTTGTTGATCCAGTCCAGCCATTGCTCCAACGCCCGGACAGCGGCGCGCTGGTTGTCAACTTCTGGGACGCCAGGCACCAGCAGCTTCCCGTGGCTATCACCCATGCCGTGGCGCGCAAACACGGACAACTGTCCTTCCAGCGAGTACTTGGGCCCACGTGCGATTTCCAACGGTGTGCCGGTGCTGGGCATGGATTCGCCTATCTCAATCAGGCCGGATGCCCAGCACCACGCCACTTGTGGCGTGCAGTCGTAGTAGCTCTTGCCACCGCAGCGGGGGCAGGTTGAATCGTTTACAACAAGGTCTGCAAACTTCTTGTTGCGCTTGGGAATGCGCTCTGATTCGCTGTGCTGGTTGCGACAGCGGGTGCATTTCACAGGGCGGTTGAAGATGTTCACGTCAAGCCTCCTTGCGATCTATCCAGAGACCATGGGTGTTCTTGCCCATGTGGCGCAGCACGTCCGGAGAGCGCTCGTTCGTGGCGATGCGCCAGTAAGTGCTCGGGTCAGCCTCATGCAGTACCTGGGCAGATTCCTGAATCTGGGTTGCGACCAGGTCATTGCCTGCATCGAAGCGGACCACGGTCTTCCAGGCCCCAGCCGTGTTGACCTGGAGCTGGGCGGGGCGGGGTTGGGCTACGCTGCTCATACGGCGGCCAAGTCCAAAGGAATCGCCTTGTACTTCTCGGAGCTGCCAATACGCTCGTACACGCGCACATAGATCGCTGTACCGCTGGCGGCAATGCTGTCCTTGAGCGCGCGCATGGCCTCCGTCCACTCGGCATCGTCAAACTCAACACGCAGCAGGTCCAGCACGGCGGTGGTCTTGAGCTGGCCATTGCTACCTGGTGCAAAGGCTCGCATCACCAAAGTCTTGATGAAGGGATTCACCCCCTCGGACCAGCGATTGATGCATGCAAAGACCAGCGCCTTGGCCGCTTCCAGTTCCTCAGTGAACTGAATCAAGTCGGCAACCGAACGCATTACCTTGTATTTGCCGTCGTAGGAGCTGATAGAGATGTTGCCCTTCTCGCCGCCCAGGGTGATGCCATAGCGTTCGCCTGAAATCTTGATCAGGTCGGTGATGTCATCCAGGGCTTTCTTCTTGAAGTCGACCAGTTTTTGGTTGGCCTCCAGCGCTTGCGCTACCAGAGTGCGTACCACCTGGTCGCGCAGCAGATCCTGCTCGCGGACATTTTCACGAGGCACCAGATGCCCTTGGGCATTCTTCATGTAGCCCTCGGGGATAGTTTCTGGAATATTTTGTTGCGCCATTTGGTGTGTTCCTTTCAGTGCAAAGGGTGGGTATGTGCGGATGCGGTGTTGATATCGGCGGTGAATGCGCAGTGCTCCGTCAAGGCGTTGCAATAGCTCTGGAGGGCTGTGGCAGCGGACTGCTGCCCCTCATCGCTAAGCCGATGGACAACGGTCTGGTGCACATCAAGCAGCGCAGCCAACAGAACCCCGCTGTGCAATTGGCGACCATTCATCACGGCCAAGAATTCGTGGGCCGGCTGATCTGCCATGGCAGAAAACTCGTCGAGGTCAACAGGGATACGGTTGTTCAGGTCCATGTCCGGCTCCTTAGCAGCTGAAGCCACGTGATGGGCATGCTTTGAAATCCATGGAGCCTGCGCGTACAGGTGCAGACGGTCCCAAGCCCTTCCAGACGGGCGCCTCGTAGACGTTGAAACGGCGGGGTTGCACGACCGGCCCCGCAGGCTTGGGCTGGGCTTTGGTGCGCACACGGAAGTACTTGGGCGCAGGCGGTGTGGCATAGATACCCACCGATGCCAGCTTGGCGTAGGCAGCTGGGTTCACGCGCCAGATGCGTGTGTTGTGCTGGTTGACCGACTTTTGCAGCCAACCCAGCGACTCCATGGTGGCCAGCCGGATGTTGATGGCCGGGCGCGACTCTCGCACCACCTCCATCAGCTGGAGCACGGTGCGCTCACCCCGTACCGCCAGGTGGCGCAGGAGCTGCAGGTTTTCACTGCCTAGGGTGTTGCTCATAGCGAATTTCCTTTAAGCAAAACGGTTCTCGTTTCCTGCTGCTCTTCTTCCCAGGCCAGGCACAGCTCGTAGCCGTACTTCATGCCTTCGGTGTGGGTGCTTTCCAGCTGGCTGGTGCTGGGCAGCAGGCCCAGCACGTAGACCAAGGCCAGCAAGCTGGCTACCAGGCTCACGCCAAGCCACAGCACCAGGGGCACAAGGGGGTGTTGGCGACGACGGCTCATGGCAGCACCCGGCAGGTTGTGGTGCTGGAGGAAGCCAGGGAAAAACAACCAGGCTGTGGAGGACGCTGCACTGGTGTGGCCGCGACGTGGAGCTTTGCGGCATGTGGCCAGCGCTCGGCTGCAGCTACCACGGCATCAGCGATGGATTCGGCCTGCATGGATTCAGTTGCCGCCGGGCCGTTGACGCAGTGCTGGACGGTGATGGTGAAATTGCGCATGTTCAGCACCCCTTTACAACTTCAGCGTCCACCTTGTCCCAGCCAATCTTGGTGGCTGCATTCATCGCGCGGCACACCAGGTTGTTGACCACCAGGGGGAAGCATTCCGAACGCGCCTCGCTGACCTTGCCGCCACGGGGGATGTGCACCAGGCGGGCACGGATGGCTTCGGCCGCATCTGGTGCAAACACGTCTTCGTACTTCAAGTCAAAGCGGGCGAACTTGTGCCGCAGGTAGCCTTCCAGGTCGGCATCCAGGGGCTGCAGCTCCACGATTTCGCAGCGCTGGGCGACTTCGCGCACTTCGGCGTTTTGGCTAGAGAGACGGTCACGCAGCTCGGGCTGGCCGATCAGGGCCACACCGATCAAGCGCTGCATGCCGTCTTTCAGCTCCAGGAAGCGCTTGAGGTGCTTGAGCGTGGGGCTGGGCAGGCAGTGGGCCTCCTCAATGACCAGCAGGTGGCGGCGGCCTGCGCGGCGGCTGGCCTTGAGCAGGCCATGCACTTGGGCAAAGCGGGCCTCGGGGCTGCTCTTGACCTTGAGCTGGGGGTCCAGCGCAGCGGCGATGGCCTCGGCAATGTGGCTGGACTTGAGGGTCTTGCCCTTTTGGTCATTGGCCTCCATGGCCAGCACATAGGGGCGGATGATGACCACGTCCTTTTTGTCGGTCTTCAGACGCTCTTCCAGGTCTTCGGCCAGCGTGCTCTTGCCCGCACCTGACTCACCGACCACCGCCACAAAGCCGTGGTGGTTGGCACAGTCGTTGAGCGTGGCGCGCACATAGCGCACGCTGGGGGTCTGAAAAACGTCAGCAGGCGTCTGCACGTCATCCATGAAAGGGTTCCGTGGCAGGCTGAAGTGTTCGCGGGCTTCTTGGGTCAGGGCTTCGTTTTGCAGTAGCATGGTGCTCTCCTCAGTGGTTGCGTTGAAATCAGTTGCTGGGGTGGCCTCGGCGTGTTGCGAGCACGCTGGGGCCTTCTTTTTTGTGGATGGCGCACATCAAGATGCGCCCCCTGCGACCACGCGCAGCTGGCCGCGCACGGTCATCCGGTCAAACAAGGCTTGCAGCTCGTTCTCTGGCACCCCATCGGGGAACCAGTTGCGCAGCTGGGCCGTTTTCTCGCGGTTCATTTCCATGCCCATGCGGCGCAGCTCTGCAGCAGCTTCAAAGCCGGTGAGCACGCGCACAGGCGCGGTGGTTGTGGTTGTGACGTTGGTGACCAGGTCAGTGCCACGCTTGGGCAGGTAGCTGCGATCAGGCGCTTGCTCCATGGGCTTGTAGGGGTCAATACGGCCACCGAATGGCACCGTCTTGGCCTTGGTCTTGGCGTGCAGCTCTTCTTGGGTGCTGGCGTCGTAGGCGGCCATGGCCACTTCCTTGCGGTTGCTATCAAGCTGTGTGTCAGCGGGGCGTGCCCAGTCTTCACCGATGACGTTGCCGTCTGAACGGAACCCTGCGTCATCACGGGCAACCACCGGCACCGAAATCAGCAGCTCATTGCCCTGTGCATCGGCATCGACCACCATGGCAGCGTCCAGCACCCAGGGGTTGATGGCCATCTGCAGCTTCTCGCCCACCATGACGTTGGGGACGTTGCGCACATCGAACTCACGACCCTTGAATTGCACGGTGAGCGTGTCGCTGACCTTGCGCGCTTCAGGCTCATGGGTCAGCAGCTCACGGCACAGTTCCACGCTGGGGGCAATGCGCAGCTGGTCTGCAGTGATGGTCATCCACTGGTCGAAGCGTGTGCGACCGTGGCGGCTGTGGACCTTGTTGGCGTTGAACCACTTGGACCAGCGGCGTGCCTGGCTGTTCAGCTCCTCCAGGTTGGCCACCGGGGCCAAGCGCAGACCTGCCTCAAAGCTGCGCTCAATCAGATCGCGGCTTTTTTCCACCTGGCCGGTGGCGCGGGCATTGCCTGCCGCGTGGGCAATCAGCTGCACCTGCAGGCGGCGGGCCAGATTGGCAAACAGCCCTGAGGTATTGGCACTGCCCATGTCCATCATCAGGATGCGAGGCACCCCGTAGAAAGGCTCGCCTGGGCGTTGCTGGATGGCGTTGATAAATACCGTGGTGAGGTTGGCCGCGGACTCCGCGCCCATCACGTATTCCAGGTAAATCGCCCCGCTGCAGTGGTCGGTGACTTCATAGGACCACACACGGTCAGCGGCAATCCGCGCCAGGTTGGCGGGCTTGTTTTTGTAGAACTTGTCGTGCTCCATGACCTGCAGGCCGCTTTCTTTGGCGCTGCTGTTCTTGAGGTAGTACAGCACGCACAAGGAAGCATCGACCTGCCACACATGGTTGGGATGCAGGCTGCGCAGCTCCACCGCTGGAGTAGCGCGGTTCAGCTGGTCGGGGTGCAGTCCATACCCACGCAGGGCGCGTGCCACGGCGCTTTCTGACAGCGGCACCACTTCGCCCGTGGCCGGTTCGATGCGCTCGGCGCGCACCTCACCGTTGGCGCGCAGGATCTCCAGTGCCTGGCCGATGGACATCAGGCGCTTGTTGCTCTTGCGGTGGCTGACCATCAGCAAGGCGCTGATGGTGACGGCCTCTGCGCGAGACAGATTGACGGCACCGGCATCGCTCCGCTGTTTGCGTTCAGGTTTCACAGTGATCTTTTCCAGATGGCGGTAGAGGGTGGGCAGGCTGATGCTTAGCTCTTGGCAGGCGGCTTTGAGCACGGCCTGCTTGCCACCTGCTGGTGCGGCAGCGGCCTGTGCGGCCACTTGCACCAGACGTTGGGTGAGCGTTGCACTGATGCTCATGGCCTGCCCTTAGCTCTTGGTCCATTCCGCGACGTCTGATGCAAGCTGGCGATCTGCCGCGTTGGCGATGTCAGGCAGCCCGAACTCTTCGCGCAATGCGTTGATCTCTGCCTGCAGCTCGCCCAGCAGGCCGGCAGCAAAGGCGGTTTGTGCGCCACCTTCAGGCAACTCTTTGAGCTTGACCAATGCCTGGCGCACGCCGCCTCTGATGGAGCCCAGGGCATCGGTGGCAATGCGAGTGGCTGCGGTCTTCACCTCTGCCAGCACTTCGTCAGGCTTGAGCAAGGCAATGCGCTGCTTTTCACGCTCCAACTTGTCGATCTGCTGGTTTTTCTTTTCCAGCAGCTGGTCGGTAGCTTGTTTTTCGGCCTTGACCTCGCGCAGCCGCTGACGCAATTCGCTGGCACTCAGACGGTCGATGTCATCCATCTCGGCCAGGTTTTCCAGCACGTCGTCGTCGTGGGTCACCAGCTCCAGGAAGGCGCTGGCCGATTTCACCTGGCTGGCCAAATCCGCCAATTTGGCGGATTTGGCCGTCTTGGCGGCAGCTTGCATAAAGCGTTGGGCTGTTCGCTCCGAAAAGCCCAGCATTTCCACGCGCTTGGCGAACTCGCCGTGGGGGGTCAACTCTTTGAGCACCAGCAGACGCTTGCCGGTTTCCAATGCAGCTTCCACGGTGCGCTGCTGGTAGAAGCGGATTTCATCTTCCAATGCGCCCACCGTGACAGCCCCGGCATAGCCAACCTTGTGCGCCATCTCCAGCGCCTGGGTATTGGCGGCGATCGTCATGGCGGCCAGCTGGTTGGCGGCCTGGAAGTCTTGCGCAATCGCCGCTGTGTTGGCGGGCACTTCTTTGCTTTGTGGTGCGGGTGTTTGGTTGCGAGCCATGGTTTCTCTCTATTAGGGTTGCGTTGAAATTTCAGTTAAGGGGGACTGCGTAGCGGTTGGTCAGATCGTCCAGTTGCTGCTTCGCCTTGTTCAGATTGGTGCTCACCGTCAGCGCGATGCGCACAAACTGCACACCTAGGCGCCAGCGGTTGGTGCCTTCGACCTGCTCGACGTACCCGGTAGTTGCCAGCGCTGGCAGATTGATAGACACCCAGCTGGGGGATACATCCAGTCCCTTGGCGATCTCGCCTGGGGCCAGTCCCAGCAACTCGTGGCCAGCCAGCAGGCGAAACAAATCACAGGTCTTCTGGATGGGCGCGGACAGGGGTTTGGTCTGCGTGCTCATGATTCAAAGTCCAGTTCAGGGGTTGCGTTCATGGCCACGTTGGCGTGGTGCCAGGCAGCCTGCTCCAGATGTCGCTGCAGTGCCTGCAGCGTGGCCTGTGCGTCGGCCGTGCCAGAGTGGAAGTTGTTGAGCAGTTGCAAGGCCTCCGCAAATCCTGTGTTGAACTCAACCAGGTCTGTTTCATGGGCCTTGGTGCCCTTGGGCAAGTCAATAACGACCTTGCCCGCTGTTGCTGCCAACCAGGCGCTGGCGTAGTTGCAGCCGCAGGCCAGCTCAAAGGTGGGAATCTGGATGGCTGGCAGTCGGCCTGTGGCCAACCATTTGTAGAGGCAGTCGTGGGTGACACCCATGCGGTCTGCAATGCGCTCCACGCTGAGGTTGTGGCGCTCTTGGGCGAACTCCTTGCAAAGACGCAGGGCATGCACCAGGCTGTGGGCGCGGAGGCGTTTCCAATCGCGGCGGCTCATTGGAGGCCTCCTTGCGCGGTAGCTTCCAAACAAATGGCCACGTGGAAGCGTCCCAAATGGCTTTTCAGCGCGCACAGTTCAGCCATCAATACAGCGATGGAGCAGGCGATGAACAGCACGACTTTGGAGGAATTGGCAGGCCGCGTTGACGGCGTGGCCCAGGCGTTGCTGCGGCTTACGGCGCAGCTGGAGGTCGCGGGAGTCATACACGGCCCCCGGGTGTGTGAGTCATGGCGGCAGGCGCGCCCGGAATCACTGGCTGTGGACAAGCCGTTGCAGGCATCGCGCAAGGTGCTGATGCAGCTGGCTGAGCAGCTGGATGCGGCGCGTTCCAATCGTGAGGAGCACCGATGATGGGCATGTGGCGTGCAAAGCCCAGTGCGTCGTATTGCGATGGTTCAAATTTGACGGTTTGCGAGCCCGCCAAGTTTGTTACATTCAATGCTGGACACAACATGAGCGTCTCTCAGGCTGTCGCCGGAACGCTGTATGTGGAGCTGTTGGCAGGTCGTGATGCCACACCATCCTTCAGCCCCAGATCCACGGCGATCTTGTGCGCCTCCCCACGGAGGCACTTGTATCGAGGGTTGGTCTCGGTGTCAGCCAAGATGGCAATCACGGTGTTTGGTGTGTAGCCGCGGGCCTTGGCCCAGGCAGTGATGGATTGCCCGTTGCGGGCAAAGTCCTCACGGATTTGTTGGCGGGTTTTGAGCATGTGTTCATGTCCTCCGTTTGGTGTGTGCAAATTGGCGTTTGCACATGTTTGATTGCGTTGATGTGGTGAATTATGGTGCACGTTTGTGCACCTTGCAAGATATTTTTAGGTGTGCAAATGAGCATTGGTCAGCGACTGCGTGAAGAACGTGAGCGACTTGGGATGTCCCAAGAGCGCTTCGCTGCGGTTGGCGGGGTTCAGAAACGCGCCCAAATCAACTACGAGGCGGGGGACCGTGCGCCTGATGCGCTGTATCTGGAAGGTATTGCGCTATTGGGTGTCAACGTGCTCTACGTCGTGACGGGGAAACGCGTAGAGGAGCCTGCCCCATCCATTACGGCTGACGAGCAGCTCTTGCTTGAGAGCTACCGGGAGGCCTCTCCTACCTTGCGCAAGGCGGCTTTGGCTGCCTTGTTGTCGGGCGGCAGCGCAGGTCACAACGGTCAAAGCGTGGTGGGTGACAACGCCATTCAAATTGGCAATGTGGCGGGCAAGGCGAGAATCAAAAACAAATAGAGGGGGCGCGAGTGGGCGGTGTACCGAAGCAACTTCTGGCTTGGTTGCGCAAGCTATTACCACGACAAAAAGTGGTAGGAGATGAGGCCATTCAGATAGGCCAGTTACAGGGCAATGCGCAGGTGCACGTTGACAAAAGTACGCACCACCACCATGCCCCTGTGCAGCACCAGCATCACGTCACAGTGATGTCTGGCGTGGGTCACGGCAATGTGCAAGTAGGCAGTGCTGGGGGCAATGTGGTCAGCCAGCACATCACCATCATTCAGGCGCCCAGCATGGCGCCAGCTGCCCACTGTGCAGATCGCACGGGCTTGCGCCCAAATACTCCCCCCGCCGGGCCAGCCACTCAGCCCACCTCTATCGAACAATCGGCCACGCTACGGCGCATGGGCAAACTGCGTGACCGCGTGCAGGTGCTGGACTTCATGGAGCGCGAGTTTGGGACCCGCATGGTGATTCACTTGAAGACTGAACAGCTATTCCGGTTGAACCGCTATCTGGATGTGGTGTTGGGTGAATCTGGTACGACCGAGGCGCCACGCTATCGCAAGCAGCCACAGCGTGTCAGCTATTGAGTAGGCGTGGCAAACCTTCCACCGAGTGCTCCCCTATCAACACCAAGGAGACTTATGCAGCGTACTTGTCCTAAATGCGGCCATGTAAACCTCCATGCAACTGGAGAAGAGCTCGACAAGTGCCCTGCATATGGGTGTGGCTTGATTTATTCGCGCTATGACGAAGTGGCTGCGTTGCGCGACCGAATTACCCGTGCTCGGCAGACGGGAGACTGGACCGGCGTACCGCGCAACCAAATACCTCCCCAAGAGCTAGGCAGGGCCATGGCCCACATGGTGGTCACCACGACAGATACCGTGCCAGGCCACACCATTACCAAAGTGGTCGATGTGGTGTCTGCCGAGTGTGCCTACGGCATGAACCTGTTCAAAGATTTTTTTGCCAACGTCACCGATGTGGTGGGCGGCCGCAGTGGATCCACTCAGAAAGTGCTCCGCGATGCCAGGCGCCAAGTGATGGCCGAGTTGCGCGCCGAGGCCTTCGCGCTGGAGGCCGATGCTGTAGTCGGTGTGCGATTGGATTTCAATGAGTTTTCAGGCGGTGGCAAGTCGATGCTGTTTGTGGTTGCGACGGGGACAGCGGTTAAATTGATGCCTGCAGACTAGATGCCAGTGGGATTTGTGGTCGCTAACAGCAATTTTGAGTGAAGCAGCGCGTTGCACAGCAAAGCTGCACATACGGGAATAAATGAGTTTTTCCAAAAGGAGATCAACGTGAGTAGCCCTAAGAATTCACCACCGCCTAAACCAGCGCCACCACCAGCCCCACCAAGGCCAACGCCAAACAACCGCGATGACCTCTCAAAGTCACATCGGGATGGAGGTGGCGCTGTCTACTTCACGCCGCCGCCACCGCCACCGCCACGCCCTAAATAAGCATCATCTGTCACAATCCTCTTATGACTGAAACGCCATCTGCCCAGGCCGCACTTGAAGAAAGCCGCGCTGAAGCCGTGTGGAACCAGCGTTGTGCAGTCTTGAGGAATGCTTGGGTGCAGGTTCGATACCACCGCAGGCGTCAGCGATTCTTTGACCTGGTCGACAAGCTAACGAAGTCATTCACGGTGCTGCTTGGAGCATCGTTGCTGGGTCAAGAGTTGAAGACGCTTTTGCCGTATGTGGCATCTGCCATCTCTGCTTTGGGCTTGCTGGCCTTGGTGTTCGGCTATGGCGACCGCAAGCAAGCGCATAAAGAATTGGCAGAACAAGCAGCAAACTTGGTTGCATCTATTGAGGCAGTTCCTGCCGGACAATTGAATGCGGCAGGCACAGCACTGTGGGGGGCTGAATACGCTCGACTGTGTGCAAAGACACCACCACCACTGAAGACTTTGATGTTGATCTGTGAGCGGGAGCAGTCTGCGGCTGATGGTCACCCTGACCATGTACCTATGCAGCATTGGTTCAAGCGTTTTTTTGCAGACTTTAAGTCTTAGCTTTCACTGTTAGCTAAACAATGATGCGCTCCATTGGGCGCATTTTTTTTTGCCCGGCATTCTGCTGGGTATGACATACCCACTGACACAATGCTCAGCCCCCACGGCGCACTGGGGGCTTTATGGCACATGAAGTACGCAACAGCCTGATTGCGCTGGTCTTGTCGGCCAGTGGGTTGGTCTATATCGCCCAACGCGAGGGCTACTCCGAAAAAGCCTATCCCGACCCTGTGCACGGCACCAAGGTTGCCACCGTCGGCTTTGGCACCACGGGTGGCGTCAAGATGGGCGACACCCTGCCACCTGTGCGAGCCCTAGTGCGTTTGCGCGCCGATGCGGGCGAGTTTGAGCTTGGCCTCAAACGTTGCCTGCCCAACATGCCGCTGTACCAGTGGGAGTGGGATGCCTTGGTGGGCCTGGCCTACAACACCGGCGTGACCACGGTGTGCAAAAACAATGCGCGCACCGGCCCGAGCACCTTGGCCCAGCGCCTGCAGGCAGGCGACTACCAGGGCATGTGTGAAGCCTTCTTGCTGTATGACCGCGCAGGCCCCGTCACCAGACCCAGCGATCGCTGCAGCCATCCAGACAACCGCAGCTGCCGTGGTGTGTGGGCCGACCGACAGCAACTGCGGGCGATGTGCTTAGGCCCTACACAAGAAGGTGGCCAGCCATGAGTACCACCTCTCGCTTGCTCGCCGTTGTGGTCATGCTGCTGGGTGTAGTTATGGGGTTCAAGACCTGGAATGCACACCTGATTGCCCGAGGTGATGCCCAGGGTGCACAACGTGTGCAAACCCTTTGGGACACGGCAGAAGCACGGCGCAATGCCGATGAAAAGGAAGCTGCCCTGCGTGCCATGGCGCAGCAGGCCCAAGCCCAAGCCCAAGTGCGTGCCCAAGAGCAAGCCAAACAGCAAGAAGCCGAAAGGATCGCCCGTGAACAAGCCCAACGCGAACAACAGCTGCAGGGTGCTTTGGCTGCTGCCACTGCTAGCAATCGCAGCCTGCACACCGCTATTTCCCAGCTCAACGCCAATGCCGCAGCTGCAATGTCCAGCACCGCCGCGCCAACCAGCTGCAGCACCGAGCTTGATGCAGCCACCACCGCCCGCAACGCACTCGGAGCGTGCAGCAGCCGATACACAGACGTGGCTGGAGTGGCTGACCAACTCGCCATCCAAGTGACTGGCCTGCAAGACCACTTGCTGTCGGTGACTGGTAGCAACCAAGGAGCGGCCAATGGTGATTGAGCTGACCCTGGGAAATGTGATCACGCTGGTAGCGCTGTTGACGGCAGCAGGCTGGGCGCTGATCAAGGTGATCACGAAGCAACAAGAAAAGCATTTGGCGCAGCAGTTTGAAGGCTTGGGCAAAGCCTTGACCGAGATGCGACAGGCACAGGATGGCAACGCGCAGGCACTGCGTGAGCTGGAGCGTCAGATGCTGCAGCACGAAGTGGTGATGGCCAAGGAATACGTCCGCCGCGATGACTACGTGCGTGACCTGGCCAGCCTGGGTACCCGTATCGACAACTTTGCGCTGCGTGTGGAACGTGCGCTGAAAAACCTTGGAGAGCCCCGATGACTACAACCCTCGACCTGGCAAAGATTCGCCGAGAGGCCACACGCTGGCACTTGCTGTCGGCAATCAACTTGAGCCGCCCTATGGGGATTTACACCGAACCGCTGCTGGAGATTGTGCGTGCCGTCTACCCCGATGCCACACACCAGGAAGTGCGCGTCAATCTGGACTACCTGGAAGAGCGCGAGATGGTGCGCATCACCAAGGATCCACTGGACCGCTGGAGCGTGGACCTGACACGCACGGGCATTGATTTCGTGGAGTACACGATTGACGCGCAGCCCGGAATCTCCCGTCCCAAGATTACGCAGGCCTGAGCATGCCTCCTCGCAACAAAGTGCATGGATTGCCCCCTGAGCTGAAGGAGTGGCTGGACAACGAGCTGGTTGCGCGTGGCTTTGGTGACTACGTCCAATTGGCCGCGGATCTGAAGGCACGTGGTGCTGACATCTCCAAGTCGGCCCTGCAGCGCTACGGTAGCCCGTTTGAGCAGCGCATGGCCCAGCTGAAGATGGCCAGCGAACAGGCACGCGCCCTGGTCGATGCTGCACCCGACGACGAAGACAAGCTCGGCGCCGCTGTGGTGCGCATGACGCAGGAAAAAATCTTCAACTTGCTGATGGAGCTGAAGGTGGATCCCGGCAAAGTGGATGTGAACAAGCTGTTCAAGAACGCGGCCGAGATCGGCAAGGCCAGCGTCACGCACAAGCGGTTCTCCATGGAGGCCCGTGCTGCCATCGAGGCCGAGGCACGCCTCAAATTGCTTGAGGAGCAAAAGGCCAAGCTGGAAGCCATGGGTCACCAAGCTGGTGTGACACCTCAGACCAAACAGGCAATCCGGGAAGCGTTGGGGATCAAGTGATGGACAAGATCAAAGGTCGCGCCAAGTGCATTCCCAAGGATCGTGAAGCGATCTTTTTGCCGTTTCAGACGGCATGGATTATCGATTCATCCATGCTGAAACTCATGGAGAAATCGCGCCAAATCGGTATCAGCTGGTCTACGGCTTATGCGGCTGTCGAGCGTGCTGCAGCTGCTGGAGCGCGGTTCGATGAGTGGGTGAGCAGCCGTGACGATATTCAGGCACGCCTGTTCATTGAGGATTGCAAGCTGTGGGCCAAGGTGATGGGCATGGCAGCCAATGATCTGGGTGAGGTGGTGATTGACCCGGAGACGCGGCTCAGTGCCTATGTCCTGCAATTTGCCAGTGGCAGGCGCATTCACAGCATGTCCAGCAACCCAGATGCGCAGGCCGGCAAGCGGGGCAGCCGTATCCTGGATGAGTTTGCCCTGCATGCAGACCAGCGCAAGCTGTGGGCGATTGCCTACCCCGGTATCACCTGGGGCGGGAGTATGGAGCTTGTGAGTACGCACCGGGGGTCGCATAGCTTTTTCAACGGCCTGGTGCGGGAGGCCCGCCACGGCGGCAACCCCAAGAAGATCAGCCTGCACCGGGTGACCCTGCAGGATGCGCTGGACCAGGGCTTTTTGTACAAGCTGCAGCAGGCACTGCCTGTGGATGCACAGCAGCAGGACATGGACGAGGCGCAGTACTTTGACTTTGTGAAGGCAGGTGCGGCAGATGCGGAGAGCTTCGACCAGGAGTACATGTGCATCCCGGCCGACGATGACAGCAAGTTTTTGGAATATGGCCTGATCACGGCCTGCGAGTACTTGGGCGGCACTGACTGGCAACGCGGGCTACAAGGGCCTTTCCAGGGGCGCATCTATTGCGGTGTGGATATCGGCCGCAAAAAGGACTTGACGGTGCTGTGGGTGGTCGAGCAACTGGGCGATGTCTTCTACACCCGCCATGTTGAAACCATGGAAAAGATGCGCAAAAGTGCACAGGAAGCGATTCTGTACCCATGGTTTGAGATTGCCGATCGCATCTGCATCGATGCCACCGGCCTGGGCATTGGCTGGACCGATGACGCACAGGACAAGTTTGGCGAAGACCGTGTGGAGGGTGTGACCTTCACGGCGCAAGTCAAAGAAAAGCTGGCCTACCCCCTGCGCGGTGCGATGGAAGACCGCAAGGTGCGAATCCCTGAAGACAAGCTGATTCGCGCCGACCTGCGCAAGGTGCAGAAGGTGACCACCACGGCCGGAAACATCCGCTTTGTGGCCGAGAGCACACCCGATGGCCACGCGGACCGTTTTTGGGCGCTGGCTCTGGCCTTGCACGCGGGCTCTAACCCATCCGCCCCTATTGAATACACCAGCGGCGGCATGCGAGAAAGCAGCCAGTCCTTAGGAGATTTTGTCCATGGCTACTAAAAAGAACCCGGCGGCTGCTGTAACAGCTCGGCCTGAGTTGGACACCGAGTTTGCCAGCCGGCTGGTCGACCCGTTTGAGACCCAGTACATGGGCATTTTGCGGACAAACGACCCGCTGCTGCTGGAGCGTGGCAACGGGGGCGTGGAGCTGTACCGGGATTTGCGCCGCGATGGCAAGGTGTTTTCTGGGCTGCAAAAGCGCCAGCTGGCACTGGTGGGTAAAGCCTGGCAGGCCGAGCCTGTGAACAAAGACAGCGCCAAGGGCAATGCCGATGCCGAGACGCTCACCACGATTCTCAAAGGTTTCGGCTTTGACCAGATGTGCAAAGACATGCTGGAGGCCTTGCTGGCAGGATATGCGGTGGGGGAAATCATCTGGACGGTGCGTGACAACCTGGTGGTGCCAGACCGGGTGGTCAAGCGAGCACAGCGCCGCTTTGTGTTTGTGCAAGACCAAGCCAACACTCCGGCCCAACTGCACCTGCTGACCCGCGAGGCCATGCAGCGCGGTGTGCCGGTGCCTGATCGTAAGTTCATCGTGCACCGCGTGAACCCTGAGGATGACAACCCCTACGGCACGGGCCTGGGGCTGCAGCTGTTTTGGCCGGTCTACTTCAAACGCAAGGGCGTGGTGGCCTGGAACAAGCTGTGTGATCGCTTTGGCTCGCCCACCCCACATGGCAAATACCCACGGGGCGCGGACAACAAGTCCAAGGCCACGCTGGCCGATGCCCTGCGAGCCTTCAGCAATGACGGTTGGGTGATGACGCCCGAGGGAATGGAAATCAGCTTGCTGGAGAGCAAGCTCAGCGGCAATGTGACCACGCAGCAGCAGCTGTGCGAGTACATGGACGACTGGATCGCGGAGATTTTGACCGGCCAGGAACCAGCCCGTGCCAGCGGTGGGGCCGTGGCTTCGGCCAGCAAAGAGCGCCGCGATGTGCGCCAGGACTTGACACAAGCGGACAGCGACTTGCTGTCGGACACGCTCAACAGCTCACTGATTCGCTGGATCTGTGAGTTCAACGGCCTGGAGCCTTGCCTGGTCTATCGCAATATCAAGGAAGAGGAAGACACCAAGGCCATGGCCGAGGCGGACAAGATCGTCTCGGAGATGGGCTTTGAGCTGGATGAGGCCACGGTAATCGCCCGCTATGGTGAAGGCTGGCACAAGAAAAGCACCACTTCGACGCCGCCAGCGCCCGAGCACAACGCGCCAGCTGAGAGCAAGACCACGGATTTTTCTGAGCCTGTCACAGTCGCGTCTGAGCCGGATGCCCTGGATGCGCTGGTTATGGCCGAGCGTGAGCGGTGGCAGCCGGTGATGGAGCCCATAGTGGAGCCTCTGCGCCAGCTGTTTGCTGATGCCAAGGCCCAGGGGCTGACGGCAGGCCAGTTGCTGGACCAGTTGGTGCGGCAGATCGGCACCCTGGACACCGAACTGCTGGCGCAATCTCTGACCCGGGTTGCCACAACGGCCAGATTGGCCGGTGATGCTGGCCTTGCCAACGAGTGACGCCATGAGTGCTGCATCAGAATTTGCCCAACTCCACAAGCTGACGCCTGAGGGCGCGGTCGCCGCCTTGCAAGCCCGTGGCCAGCTGAGCGTGAGCTATGCCTGGCAGGACGTGTGGCAGGAAGAGCACGGCCTGCAATTCACCATCAGCCGCTTGGCCCGACTGGACTTGCTGCAGGCGGTGCACCAGGCCATCGTCAAATCGGTGAATGGCGACCTGACCCGCAAGGATTGGATGGATGACATTGAGGCGTTGCTGACCAAGGCGGGCTGGTGGGGCACCAAGGCTGTCACGGATCCGACCGATGGGAACGTGAAGCTGACCACGTTTGATCCGGCACGGCTGCGCCTGATTTATGACACCAACACCCGTCAGGCTTACGCGACCGGCCTGTGGGAGCGTGTGGAGCGGGCCAAGCGCACCCACCCGTATCTGCGATATATAACCCGGCGCGATGGCCGCGTGCGCCATGAGCACGCGGCGTGGGACAACCTGGTGCTGCCGGTAGACCATCCGTTTTGGAAAACCCACTGGCCACCCAACGGCTGGCGCTGCCGCTGCCGCGTGATGAGCATGAGTCAGGCCGAGTACGACCGGGGCTACAGCATCGAACGCCAAGGCGCGGAGCGCGATGCAAGTGCCCAGGGTGTGTACAAGCGCTTCAACACCCAGGAGCCAGTGGTGCCCCTGCGCGAATATGTGAACCCGCGCACAGGCGAGGTGCTCCGCGTGCCCGAGGGCATCGACCCCGGTTTTGCCTACAACCCCGGCCAGGCCCGCCAGCAGGCCATGCGCCAGCAGATCCAGAGCAAGCTGGCAGCGGCCGTGCCTGCGTTGGGACAGGCGGCCCGCAATGCCGGCCTCAATAAGGGCGAGTGATGCTGGTCCTAGATATCCACAGCCAAGGCAACATCCGCGAGCACATCGCGCAGCTGCAGGCCAAGCTGGGCGACATGACCGAGGTGATGGCTGCGATCGGCATGGAGTTGGAGAGCCGAATCAGCGCCCGCTTTGAAAGCCGTACCGATCCAAGCGGAGATCCATGGGAGCCTTGGGCCGAGTCCACGGCCGCCAGCTATCCCGAGGATGCCAACGGCAGGCTGCTCGATCGATATGGCGACATGCTGGGCAGCTTGTCGCACCAGGTGACGGCCACCAGCGTCACAGTGGGCTTCGGCCAGCCCGTGGCTACCTACCATGAGTGGGGCACAAAACACATGCCCCGGCGCGGTATGCTCTGGGCCGACCCCGATTTGGAAACCCTGAGCGAAGAAGACAATGCGGCCGTTCTGGAAATCCTGAGTGCCTGGATGAACTGA